CAGATTTTACAGCGGTTGCTATTTTAGATTTTCTCGCAGCTTCTCTCAATAATTCAAGTTCAAAACCAGCGCGTCTCCTTGCCTCATCGGCTTCTGTTTTAGATAAATCAAACATCTTTTGCATAGTGTTATGGATATTATCTAACATTTTTCCATTTGCAGTATGCAAAGTATAATTCATTTTTTGATAACTGATATTATCATTACGTGTAGTTTCAGAAGATTCATTACCTTCTTTCAATTGCGCTGTAATGTTTGATAGTTGCGGATCAGCCATTATCTCTTACCCTTAGGAAGCGATGCACCAGGTTTGCCAACATACAAGCCAAAGAACGCTGCACCAGCACCAACGATTGTTGATATGAACATCGCTTGTGCATTAGTGGGATCTACTAAAGCCATAAACCATGATACAGACGCATAGAACGCCCAACAATACGAGATCATAACTAGTCGAGGAATTACACGAAATTTATCCAGTGTGCCAGCAATCTTATTCGACCACGTAGGAGCATCGTCTCCACGCTCAGGAACAAGATCAGCCTTCTGGAGTTCATACTCTTTCGTTGTTTCTGTAATCTTAACTGTTTCTGCCTCAGCCATATTATCATCCTTGTTTTTTTTGTTTTTCAGCTTCTTCTTCAAGGTGTTGCAATAATAATGCAACGTAGATATCTCTTTCATAAGGTATCATATTATCTAGTTCTGTCAATGAATATTTATGATGTTGCATCAATGAAAAATTAGTTCTATAGTGATTTTCTAACGATTCATGACTGAGGCTTAGATAAAAAAATTCTGTAAACCTTCTATCAAAAGTGTATCTTCTTCTCCGCATTTACTACATTTCCATTTCACTTCATGCTTTAGAGACGGCATAGTATTAAAGAAATTTGATATTTTTTCAAATTGACTTTGATTTAATGATTCTATCCAATCTTTCATTTCTTCATCTGAAAATTCATTATATACATCTTCTCCATCATACACATAATCAATTGAATTTGCTATCATATCAAACATGAATGCTATTGATTCTGTACCCTCTTTAGAAGACTCATTATCAATAACATCTTGAAAGGTGGGGTATTTAATAACTACTCCAACATCATCTGTCAATTGAATTTTCTTATCTGTTATGATTTCGGGTGGTGCAATTTCATCTATGTTTATAGAAATTTCAGTTTTATACTCACACTTATTTTCTAATGTGCCTGATGGAGAGTTTGTTCCTTGATGACCTAGTTTAATAGTAATATTCTCACCCACACTTTTTGATCTAATCTTTAGAAAAAGATATTCAATATCAAATGTAGTTAGACCACCAACTGAAATATCAGCCGTTGTTATACATTCAGCAAGAACATTAGCAAGGGCTAATGTTTGATCATTAGGATCATCACTTTCCTGGGCTGTTAATAAAATCTTCTCTTGCTTAACAAGAAACGGCCTATAAGTTATTTTTTGCTCTGTAGATGGTATAATCGTATTATATTCTGGGGTAACAATTGATGGTAAAGCCATGATTTCTCCTTAATTCAACAATTCAATAATAATTAAATATTATGGTATAGTAGGTAGTTTTGGTATAGGAACATTAAATCCACCAACAGACAAATTAGATGATCCATTAACGTTAAAGTTCCCACCAACATTAATGCCTCCAATATTGAGACTACCGGATATTCCAATATTTGGTTTAGGCTTCGGTGCTGGAATAGGATCATTATTAAAGCTATAATCTCTATAAGCAAATGTTATTTGTAATTTTATTAATTCATCTGATGCCCAAGATAAACCAATAGGAGCAATTCCTATAGGATATGCTTCATTGAATGTATGTTCTGAAGTCTGTCCACCGCTTTCATCATATGTTACTATAACAACAGTTTTAACATAATCATTATAATAGCCTAAATTATATTGACCGCCTTGAGAATCAGGCCTATGATTATGGATTAAATTTTGCCAATCTTCAAAATATACCTTTTCACCTAAATCTTTACTGCTTAAAATACTAATAGAAGTGTCTGTATACGTAGATGCATAAGGAATCTTACGAATAGGTCCATATATCCTATGCTCATTAGTTGATAATGTTCTACCTGGTAATTCGGCTGTGTCGGCTCTAAACGTCATATCTCTTTCTGTACCTTGATCAAGAGGACCATGTATACGTACTTGGAAATGCGATGCTTTTGCTACACCCCTTTTATTTAAGTTTGATGTAAATTCGTCTGGATTAAATCCCATTAGATTTTTTTCCTACTATCCGAGTATACTGATGATTTGCTTGCACCCACAAATCTTTCTGTTGGTAAAAATAAAGCAATATCCCACTCAGAAGAATAAATTTCCACAAACCTTGATCTAATGTGGGGTGTTAAATAATGTTTTATACAAGGCTTAAAGTATTTATATTTAGACGCACCATTCAATATATCGTATGATATTTTTAATTTTGTCTTTTCATCATAATTTCGATTGTTTGCTAATGAATAAAGCCCATCCATTAGTTTAGCACGTAATGGTAAAGGTAAGTAGTGTAGATTAATTCCAAGAAATCCACCCTTAACTCTTTTGAATGGAAATATCAAAGGAAATCTATCATAGTATGGTAGAGTTTTTTTATGCTTAGGATCATAATAGAAATGATACATTCTACCGATCATAGTTTTATTAGTTAATCTGGCCTTATCTCGAACTATCGTTTCTGGTTTAGCAGAACGAGTACCTTTCGCCTGGTCCCTATACCAATCTCTAGCAGATGAAGTTCTAGCAGGAATTTCACCAGCACGAACACCTTTATTGAGAAGATCGTCAAAAACTAACGCCATTTGGGTAACTCTTTTTCTGTAAGTAACATAAATTTCCAGTTCTTATCTGCACAAAACTCTTTTGCTGCTTTCCACTTAGCTATATTTATACTATACGTAGACACTTCGTATAAATACTTCTTAGTAGGTTTAGACGACTTTGATTTGATTTTGGGCTCTTTTGTTTGTGCATAAGGCTTAACTTCTATCATTATTGTTTCACGTTTCTTTTCTTTATCTTCCACATGAATGATAAAGTCTGGAAAATAACGATGCCAACGACTGTCTATGGGAGATTTATAAGGAACAATAACTTCTTCGGATGCCCACTCTAATATGCTGGGATTTTTATCGAAGTAAACCATACAGTTTCGTTCCCACAAACTTCTATAAATAATAGAAGTAGGGTCACCCCTGTATTTCTTCGGAAACTTGGGTTTATATTTACCACGATAAGCCATATGGATATTTATACACATGCCAAAGATAAATTTAAATCAAATAAGGACCGGTAGAAATCAAGTGGATCGCTTAGTTTCGGCTGCTGGTGCAATTGCAACGAACCCACAAGCTGGACTCAGTATAGCAAAAAATCTAATTAATTCTGGCGCTTTAGGTGGTGAAGGTATAAGTGATCCTTCTACTAGTGGTCGTCGAAGTAGTTCAAGTAATACACGCGGGCAAAAATCTGCTAAAAAAGCTGATATTATGTATCCTCATGATTTAGATGATCAACATTATATGACTTTTCGAGTCGTTAGAACAACTCGCAAAAATTTAGCATCTACATCCAAAAATCTAAAACAGAGGTCTTTTATTCTTCCTATTCCTGGTAATTTAGTAGCGAACTATGCTGCCGATTATGAAAATGCAGAGATGGGTCTACTTGGTGGATTAGCCTCTGGTCAAATTAAGATGAATGATATAGAAAAAGCAGGACAATCAGCAAAAGCTGCTATAAGTCAAATTGGCTCTGATGTAGCTAAATCATTAGGTAATCTAAAGGCAACAGAAGGTCAAAAAGAAGTTGGCTTAGCCGCCGGTATCGTTGGGGGTGCAACATTGGCTGGGGCATCCGTAGGCGGTCTACTTGGGGCTGGAGCAGGCGCGCTCGGACTTGCAAGTGTGGGTAAAGGACTCGGTAAAAGGGCTGGTCTTGCAGCGAATCCTCATATGGCAGTATTATTTAAAGGTATAACATTTAAAGAACATTCATTTAACTATAAGTTTATTCCTAGGGATCAAAAAGAGAGTGAAGATATACAAGAATTATGTAGAGAGTTTAGATTTCATATGCTACCCGCATATGAATTAGGTGGATTCGCTTATACTTATCCAGACGAATTTCAAATAATATTTTCAGAACATTTAAGCCCTTATCTATTTTCTATAGGTAATTGTGTATTAAAATCATTTAATGTAACTTTTAATGGATCGGGTGTGCCATCATTTAGTAAAGATGGTGCTCCTATGGAAATTGATATTTCAATGGGATTCCAAGAAACTAATATTGAAACAAGAAGCACTGAACCTAGTAAAAGCAATAATTTAAATCTAATTGCAAGTGGCTTTGGTGGAGGTAAAGATAATCGAGAAAGTATCAAACAAGCCCCACAACTTACGAACACTGTTCCCGTATTTGGTGGCGGTGGTGCGGGTGAAGGGGTCTAAATATGAGTAATTATTTCGCATATTTCCCAACAGTTCAGCATTCACTTAAAGATGATGGTACTTTCCGAGAAGTAACCAACATTCTTAAACGTTTCGCTTTTAAAGATAATGTCGCAGAGAATGTAGATACTTTTTATGAATATAACATAGAAGATGGTGATAGACCTGATCTTGTTGCTCAGAAAGCATATGGCAATTCAAAATACGCTTGGGTAGTATTACTGTTTAATGACATCATTGATCCTATGTATGGTTGGCCCTTGTTTGGTTTAGAATTCAGGAACTACATTGTCGCCAAATATGGTAGTATTAATACTGCGAATGAAACTACTCATGCTTATTATCAAATTCTTTATGATGGATTTACTAGAATAGATAGGAATGTAGTAAAGACTAAGAAAGTTGAAGTTGATCTCAGGACTTATAATTCTTTAGGCTCTAATGAAAAATCTATTCAGACTGCATATGAATATGAAGTAGAAAAGAATGATAATCGTAGAAAAATTAGATTGTTAAATGGGGTATATTTATCATCCGTTCTTGATGAAGCGCAAACATTGTTGAGGTCATCTACGTAATGGCAGAAGCAGGCAAACAGGGTGTAAGAACCGTTAATGTTGATAAGGCTTATCTAATATCAGACGCATCATTTGTTGTTGATATTAGTCAGCAACTCATAGAAATTAACATATATCAAGAACTATATGAACCATTTATGGCATGTGATGTAACTTTTCAAGATGCAACTGATGTATATAATGACGTTTCTAGAGCGCCAAATCGTCAACCAGGCTTTACAGGTCATGATATACTTGTGATTAGTTATAGTACTACTTTTGAAGATGATGAGGTAGAACATAAAACTCACGCATTCGTATTGTATGAAGTATCAGAAAGACATAGATCGGCAGAAAAATCAGAAATTTTAAGTTTAGAAGGTATATCAATAGAAGGTTGGTTTGAAGCTAATAAGAGAATTTCTAGAGCATATGGAACCAATAGCAGAAAAAATACAGTATCAAATTATATTGAATCAATAGTTGATGAATTCATTTACAGTAGAGAAATTAAAGATATATATAATAATATAGAGAGTAAACTTAAAGTCACTGTTAAAAGAGATAACACATTCGATCCTACTACTAGTAGATTATCTTATATTATTCCTTCTCTCACACCAATAAACGCTATTGATACATTGATAAGAGAAGCAGATAACGATGGAGAAGCACCATTATTTACATTCTATGAAGATTCTTTAGGATTTCATTTTGCAGATATATCTAAGTTGACAACTCTTCCTGTTGTTGATACTTTTACATATGAACCATATAATGCAAATGAAGCTGGCTCTGATAGGTCTATGATTGATCTTAAAAAGATTGTAGATTTTAAAATTATTAAACAAACTAACACTTATGAATTAAAAGATAATGGACTTTTTGCATCTAAGATGATTAATATTGATATTTTAAGAAAGAATAAAACAGAAGTTGTATATGATTATTCTAAAATAGGCCCAAAATTTCCTAAACTTAATGATGGAAATTTACGGCATGGTCATTTAGTATCAGGATCATCTAATCCTGATTCGGCTGTGTATATGAGGACCTCTAGAGTGGGTCATGATTCTTATGAACTTTTTGAATCTGAAAGCCATTTACCAAAAAAATCTAATACACTATTAAATAAACGAAATTCGTATGGTGAGCATTTAGAAAACATTGCACTGTCTGTTGTGTTAAATGGGCATTCTGAATTAAATGTAGGAAACAAAATCAACATAGTAATACCAAAAGCGACTACTATAGGTGAAGGAGACAAGTCTGCCGTTGTAGATAAATATCTAAGTGGATATTATATGATCACTAGGCTTAGGCATATTATAAAAGGTGATGTGATGGACACAATAATAGATGTAGCGAAAGACACTGAAAGCACCGCACCAATAACACAGTCATTTAAGGGATAACAATGTTTTTAAATTATTCAGAATATTCTGATCTTCAAACTTACGAGCAATTAGATGAAAAGCTAATCATTGTTGGTAAGGGTAAGAAATATGGACAAATTATGTTCATTGCTGGTGGTGCTGGCTCAGGAAAAGGTTTTGCTATTAAGAATTTTCTTGAAGGTGAGAAATTTAAAGTCAAAGATCCTGATGAACTCAAGAAAGCATTTTTGAAGGTTGCTAAA